GTCAACTCCGTCTGCTGGGCGCCTTACGAGTTGGGCCTGATTCTCGCCGCCGGATCATCCGATGGATCCATCTCCATCCTGACCTACACCGGTGGAAGTGACTCTTCAGACGGCAGTCTGTGGGACGCTGTCAAGATAAGCAACGCGCACATGATTGGGTGCAACGCTGTCAGCTGGTAATTTAACTTTTTCTAATCGGTCTTTATAGTATTGACAATCAGAACTATGCTAATCTTAATTGTTAAGAGTTGATTGATTAAACGAGAAATTCGTTTAAATGGTTTAATATTTGATCCTGAGTTTTCAAAATGCAATATTTGAAATCAAAATTGCATATTCTATAAAATCTTTATTATTATTCATAATAGACATAATAGCATTGGAAATAGTAATGGTTCCTTTAAACAAATCTATTAATAATTTAATAAATACCATTACGAAATTCCAAATCCATAAAAAAAACACTTTTATTGCTTTGAAAATTTTCCATGGATTATTATAATTCCAAAATAAAAACATTGATATTAAAATCGTTGTGCTGTAAACCATACTAAGAAAAGAGTATTTTAATGCATCTGTCTTGCTTGTTGTTTTTAATTTGGCATTTTTGGCATTTTTATAAATAGACAAATAGATTGTAATTGGGATGGACAATATTGCTAATAGAAATAATCGTAAATATGTTTTTTCAATTTTATAAAAAACAAATAAAAAAATTATATAGAAGAGCGTCAAACTAACATTGAAATATAAAAATGTTGAAAGTTCATCCGGGTCTTTTCCAATATCAAATAAGGGAGAAGAGCTGCCGCCGGTGGATTTACATTCTGCCGTAACATTGGCAATTAAATATGTGCCTTTATCCGGTAATCCGTAAATTTTTTTTGTTATTATTTGTTCGTAAAAAGATGTTTTTATAAAAGGCTCTACATAAATAATTTTGTCAATCACATATATTTCTGAATCAGCTTTATCGGTTTCATTGAATTTACTTGTATATTTTTTATATGATGTAGGCGTTCCTTTCAATTCATTCATGGTTGAATTTAAATCAATTAATATTTTTGCATCCTGAATATTGGATCGCGCAATTTTGAGCAATTTGTCTATTGATCTTGTCAATGTTTTTTCTAAATATTCTTGATTTACATGTTTTATAAAATTTTCTTGATAATTATTGCAAATTGGAATTGCAACATATTTATTATTAGCATCCAACAAAATTACCAAATAATGTGTTGCATAGTTTCCGGAAGGATCGCTTAAAGAAGGAAATACGTCTGACGAGTTTATGTAAAGTTTGGTTGCATTTTTTTTAATGTTTAAGGTTCCAAAATTATATAAGTCATTTGATTGAATAAAATCTTTCGCATAATCCAATGTAAAGCTGATTTTTCCTTCAGAATTCTTTGTTTGTGTTGCAATGGTTTCGGGAAAATATATTTCTGCTTTTGACATGTTTACAATAGTTATTTATATATTTGTGATATTTTATTACTACGCAAGTGTGAAATAGAGATTTGCATTTGTTGGTTTTTTTGCTGATTCTTCTTCTGATTCTTCTATTGTTGATATCGGGTTTGATTTTTGTAATTTAAGTTTATCTTGACATTTTTTAAGTTCATCTTGACATTTTTTAAGTTCATCTTGACATTTTTTAATTTGCATTCCTTTTTCTATTTCTTTTTTTTCCAAGGCTTCTACTTGTTCTTGGCATTTTTTTAGGTCATTATCATCAACTTTAACCAAAATTCCTTTTTCAACACTTTTTTTTAAAAAAATATCAGAATTTAACTTATTAATAAACTCAAATTCAATTTTTGCTTTAATGGCATTCATTTGGTTTTCATATTCTTTAATTTTACAAAACACCAAATGTTTTGTCAATTCTACGGTATTTTCTAAAACAATATCATTCTCTACTTTGACAATTGGATTCATTTCGCGCTTTAATTTGATTCGCGTTTTTGCAAACTCGGCAACTTTTTCAGGCGCGGATTGTGATACTAATTTGTTTTGAGTTTGATTTGCTTTTCTTTGCGCTGGCAATGACATTATAATTTAATTAGTTATATAATCTCATTAAATTATAAATTTGGCATATAATTGTATTGCAAATTCTCATAAACAGTTGCTTTAAATGTGTCAGAGTATCCTTCCACATATACCGTGTCCCCATTTGAGATTTCGTCGCATCCATATTCGCCGGTGCAACTCTTGCCATTTCGGCTGATCGGCAACTTTGTATTAACATTCCCCGTATTTGACATCGTGTAATATTGCATCTTCTGACTACGGATTCTGCGACCCATGAGAGGCAAAATAAGATCATCGCCCTTGGCCTGGGTCCGAGTTAAAATGCCGATTTGCGTGTATTCGCGGCTTTGATACATGTGATTTGACGGCGGTTCTGCTAAATTATTAGAAGTCTCTTTGACAATTATTATTTGTTGAGCCGGCGGTTCTTGCCGTTCTTGTTGCCGCTGATGTTGATAAAAAAAATATCCCAAAAATACTGCGATGACAATAAGCACAAAAAGCGTCATATTTTCAATGCAGAAAAGTCCTGGTATGCATTTTTTTCCCATTTATATATTAGCATGATAATTGGATTATAATTTCATTTTGGGCATTTTAACGTTTTGGCATTTGTAGCACATTTTAATGACGGAATTGGGATATCCAACGATGTGAAATCCAGTAATTGAGTAAATCATTTTGTCTATTTTTGTAATTATTTTCCACGTTGTTTTACGAGCAGTTTCAAGTGCCGGCGAGAATGAGCAAAAAAATTTAATCATTAATGTCAAAAAACCAATAAATAAATCAAACATGTAAAAAATGAAACAGTTGGGCAATCCAATGATTGTTTCAATAGAGCATTTAATAATGTCACCTATCCAAATAAAAAATTTTCCTAAATATGTGAAAAACCCCATAATTTTGTTAATTGGTTTCATTATGGGATCCAATATTGCTTTTTTTAAACCATCCAACATTGGCTTGAATGCTTTTTTCATTGCGTCTCCAATAGGGTCATCTTTAAATCCCTCAACTAATTTATTAGCATAATTTGCGTTGTAGTATTCATAAACAATTGTTATAATTAAAATCCCCAATAAAATTGATGCCAAAATAAATGATTCTTTTGTATATTCCATGCGTGAATCGGATATAATATACACTCTTATTTTATCGGTTATTTGGGCTTATGCGTGGTATGATTTTCATAAGCTTCTGCCAAAGATGTGAATTTTTCCGTGCCTTTGCGTCTTGACAAGAAAGAATCTGCTTTATTTAATAGAGGTTCTAATGTTTGCATGTTTCTCATTAGATCTTTTTGATTGCTAAGAAGTTCTTTGGTCTGCGTTGTTAACTCAGCCTGACTTAAAGCACTAGCTGTATTATTTACAGCGTTGTTGGTTGATGCAATTGAAGTTGTTTCCACAGGGTTGTTGCTTTCAAATTCTTCTGCATCGGGTGTTGCCTCGGGTGTTTCCTCGGATGTTGCCTTGGTCATTTCACCTTCAAATTCTTCTTCATCTTCTTCTTCATTTTCTGCCTTAAATCCCTCCGTCAACTTTTTTCCATAACGAATCAAATGAGTAATTGCAATTGCCAGAATCAAAATCACTACCATATTCTTGCTAAAAAATGATATCAAGATTCCCACAATAAAAAACACCATTACCGATTGAACGTCCCCCCGTTGATAAAAATAAAATATGTCAAAAATCGCGGCAAATAACACCAAATACAACATCCATTTGTTTGTTAAAAATCCACCTTTTGCTAAAGGCAATAAATCAGTTACTCTCTTGCCAATAGAGTCCATCTTTTTAATAATTGGAGAAGGCATTATATTTTACACTCATATAATATTATGCTAAATTGATAATTAAATAAAATAAAATATGAATTAGAAAAAACATAAATAATAATATATCAGAATGCCCAATCATAGCATCAAGAAAAAAAGAATCCAACAAAACAATGTGACAATTGATGAAAAACATAGTCAACTACTTGATGAATTCCACACAATAGAGACCGAAACCGTTCCCAATATGGAATCCGAGAAAGCCGATCTCAAAGAACAATTGAAAAATTTACACGAAGACGATATTGACATGCGCATGGAAATCAAGGACCGGATCCGCGATTTGACCTCAGAAATCAAACATTTGAAAATGAAAAAGAATACATATCTTTTAGAAAACGCGCAATATGTGTTTAATTATTTTGAGGAGAAAAAGAAGATCTCTATCGGGGAGAGTTCAAACAAGAATGTTCTCAATTCGTTTTTTAAAGTGAAACCCATGGAAAATGTCCTAAACGATCCAAAATATCACAACTCCCGACAATTCTACCAAAACTACTGGCGCAATGTCAACAAAGATATGTGCAATATGGGCGATTTTTCCGTATCCGTTGACATGTGTTCGCGATGTTCCGTGGGTGAATTGATACCTCAAGATGAAGAGGGGATTTTAATATGCAACAACAAATCATGCGGCGTCTATGTTCAACACATTGTGGACAATGAGAAGCCGACTTACAAGGAGCCGCCCAACGAGGTCACATACAATGCCTACGTTAGGTTGAACCATTTTAAGGAAATATTGTCGCAATTCCAGGCCAAAGAAACCACTCAAATACCGCCGGATGTCATGGATAAGATTAAGAAGCGAATTAAGAAGGAGCGCATCCAGGATTTGGCGACGGAAATCAATTATGAAAAGATGCGCGAGATTCTGAAAAAGCTCGGATTTAACCGATATTTTGAACACATTCAATATATCAATTCTATATTGGGAATCAAGCCGCCCATGATGAGCGATGAACTACAAGACACTTTGTGTATCCTCTTTATTGAGATCCAGGAGCCATGGGCCATTCATTGCCCCGCTTACCGAACCAATTTCTTTAATTGCACCTATACCCTGTTTCAGTTGTGCGTTTTGTTAGATCAGACGCAGTATTTGCCCTACATTCCTATGATGAAGGATCGCGAGAAACAGTTGGAACAAGATATGGTGTGGAAGAAGGTGTGCGAGACTTTAGATTGGGAGTTTGTGGCGACCGTCTAAGTTAAGGGAACTAAGGGAACTCGCCTAAGGGAACTCGCCTATGTTTTGCCAAAGGCAAAACAACGGTGCCACCTTTGGAATAACCACCTTTGGTGGTTACACGTGGAGAAACCTGTGGTTTCTCTATGGCACTTATGCCCTTATGATTAATGCTTGATTGCCTTATGATTGCCTTATGATTAATGCTTGATTTTGTCTTTAATTGCCTTATTATCCCATACTAAGAATGTTTTTTATTTTTATAATCATATGAACAATAATATAAAACAATCATATTTATATAATAATATATGAATAAAGTAATATTATTTTGTCCAGGAGGAAGAAAAAATATATTAAGTATTCAATTACTTAATATGATAAAAATATTAGATTTGGACATTATATTTGAATATCACATATGGAACTTTTCTTGGAATGAAGAAGATAGTTATTATATTTCACAATTACACAATATTCACCCAAAAATAAAAATAAAAAATTCTCCTTACACAAATGCTTCACGAGGAGGACAAATAGCATCAAAACAATT